AAATTAATCTTAGACCAAATAGAAGAATCAAATGGAAGTGTAGAATTAAGAAGTGCAATCTTTGAAGCTTGTCTACTTGGAACAGGAATTATCAAAGGACCTTTTACTTATAATAAAACTTTACATAAGTATACTGATACTGGTAATGGTAGAGAGTATACACCTGAAACTGTTAAAGTTCCTAAAATGGAATTTGTTAGCATATGGGATTTTTATCCAGACCCTAATGCTAGAAATATGGAAGAAGCAGAATTTGTAATTCAAAGACATAGATTAAATAGAAACCAAGTTTTAGATTTAGCTAACAGACCTTTCTTTGACAAACAAGCAATACTTGAATGTTTAAGAATGGGTGCTAAGTATAATAAAAAATCTTGGGAAACAGATATAGATTTAGAAAAAAGTCAATACCCTGATATTGAAAATAATAGATTTGAAGTATTAGAATACTGGGGAACAATAGATGCATTAAGTGCTAGAGAAGAAGGATTAGAACTTGATGAATCAATTGATGACATGGAAGAAGTTCAAGTTAATGTTTGGATGATTCGAGATAAAGTAATTAGAATTGTTCAGAATCCATTTAAACCTTTTAGAACTCCTTATCAATCTTTTGTATATGAAAAAAATCCATATACATTTTTTGGTATTGGTGTTCCAGAAAACATGGATGATGCACAACAAATTATGAATGGTCATGCAAGAATGGCAATTGATAATTTAGCATTAGCTGGTAACTTAGTTTTTGATATTGATGAATCAGCACTAGCTTCTAATCAAACTATGGAAGTATTTCCTGGTAAGATTTTTAAAAGACAAGCTGGTTCTCCTGGTCAATCAATCTATGGATTAAAGTTTCCAAATACTGCTGTAGAAAATATGCAGATGTTTGATAAGTTTAGACAACTAGCAGATGAATCTACAGGACTACCATCTTATTCACATGGTCAAACAGGTGTTCAATCTATGACAAGAACAGCATCTGGTATGTCAATGTTAATGGGAGCAGCATCATTAAATATTAAAACAGTAATTAAAAATATTGATGACCAATTAATTAAACCTTTAGGTGAAGCATTGTTCCAATGGAATATGCAATTCTATGAAGGTGACTTACCTATACAAGGTGACTTAGAAATTAAAGCAACAGGTTCTTCTAGTTTAATGAAGAAAGAAGTTAGAAGTCAAAGACTAACTATGTTCTTACAAACTGTACAAAATCCTGCTATTGCTCCATTTGTAAGAATGTCAGAAGTAATAAAAGAATTAGCTCACTCTTTAGATTTAGACCCAACAGAAATTTTAAATACTAAAGACGAAGCAGAAATCTACGCAAAAATAATAGGACAACAAAATGCTAACAAAGGAACTAGCCCACAAGCTCCTATCCCTGGTGAACTCGGAGCAATGGGTGGTAATGGAGGAGTACCTCCAGAAGCTACAGGAGCAAACAACCCTGGAAATGGCGAAAGCCCAATCGGACCTGGTAATACACCAATGCCAGGGGAGATGGAATTTACTGGACAGACTGAAGAACCTGCCCAATAATGTAAGAGACATAGTAAAATAATATTAGTGTTGACTAATATAATTTATATTGCTATAATTAAGCAAGGAGTAAAATGAAAAAAGTAAAACCAATTAAAATGGCTACAGGTGGATTAATGTCAATGCCACCTTATATTGCTAAACAAGATAAAACATCTGAAGGTATTACACCTTATGATGTTAATACTCCTATGTCTGCTAGAAAAGGTTTACCTTCTAGAGCATTAGATACATCAAGAACAAGAATGAATAAAGGTGGAGAAGCTTTCCCAGATTTAAGTGGTGATGGTAATGTAACACAGAAAGATATTTTAATAGGTAAAGGTGTTATTAAAAAAGCTAAAGGTGGAATAATGGAACGAATGAAATTTGCTACTGGAGATATATCAACAAAAGAATTAATTGAGATGAAAAAAATGGAACAGCTTGAAGCTATGCAAGATGAAGGTTTACCTTTAACTGATGAACAAGAACAAGCACTACAAGAATATAAAGCATCTAAAAATATTAAAGCACAACAACTGGCAATTGGTGGAATTGTAGGTAATGAGTCTATAAGTAAATATAATCAAAGACCAGATTATCAAGCATATGCTGAAGGTGATATTGTAGAAGATGAAATGTCTGATGAAGATATGCCACCTATGAAAGAATTAGAAGTAGAAGAAGAATCTTTATTACAACCAATGGGTATGGATGATGAGATGCCTATGGATGATGAAGAAGATATTACTGATGAAGATTTAGAAAGTATGGATGCTATTATTGATACTTCAGCTTTATCAGATGAAGAAGAACAACTATTAGATGAAGCAGTTGATATGCATCCAGAGTTGGAAGCTATTATTCCTAAATTAGTAGCAACAGAATTTACAGATGATGGAGAAGTAGAAGGACCAGGAACAGGAACTTCAGACTCTATCCCAGCACTTTTATCAGATGGTGAATTTGTATTTACAGCCAAAGCAGTTAAAAATATTGGTGTAGACAAATTAAGAAAGATGATGAAACAAGCAGAAGCAGATTATGATGCTGGTATTCAATCTCAAGAAGAAGAGATATTATAAAGAATTTATAGAGAAAGGTAACTCTATGAATAGACAAGCTACCTTATAATAATTTTATTATAAGCCCTTGTAGTTTCGTTTTAAACAAAAACACCTACCTTAGCTACCTTCAGTTAAGAAGCCCTAAAGGAGGATACGATGAGTAACAAAAACGAAGAAGGAAGACAAGAAGCCGAAGCAAACCCTTATAACAGAAAAAAATCTTGGCATACAGATGATGCTATGCCACAAGATAGAATCTCTGCTGATGAAGGTTTGTTTGTGCCAAACCCTGAAAGTAATCAAGGTTTATCAAATGCTACTGCCGAAGGCAACCCAGATGATAATACTGAGAATACTGATGCAACAATGGATAAGGTTCAAGACTCTGCATTAAATGTAGAATCTAACCCTTATACAAAAGTTGATTATAAGAAAAGATATGACGACCTAAAACGATATTATGATAGGAAGTTAGGTGAATGGAACAGTAGAGAAAGTGACCTTAAAGTTCAACTTCAAGAGAACCGACCTAAGTACCAACCACCTAAATCGAAAGAAGAGCTTGAAGCTTTTAAAAACGATTATCCTGACATTTATGGAGTTGTGGAAACTGTATCTCACTTACAATCGCAAAATGAAGTTAAGACTTTACAAGAAGAGTTAGAAAGTTTAAAGAAAGCAAACACTACTTTACAACAAAAAGAAGCTGCACTTGAACTTTCAAAATATCATCCTGACTTTGAGCAAATCAAAGAGTCTGATGATTTTCATAACTGGGCAGATACTCAGCCAATGGAAATTAAAAACTGGATATATGAAAATAACTCTAATGGAGCATTAGCTGCACGAGCAATTGACTTGTATAAGAAGGACCGAGGACTTGGATTTGATAAAAAAACTACGAAGAGACAACCGAAGAATGAAGGTGCAGACTTGTTGGTTAAAACTAACGAACAAACTCAAGTGCCTGAATCTAAAGAACCTTTCTTCAAAAGGTCTGATATAAAAAAATTATCAGATGAAGAGTTTATGAAATATGAAAAAGATATTTTAAAAGCTCAAAGGGAAGGTAGAATTATAGATTAATTCTATTTTCATTTTTATCAACAACTAACAAAGGAGTAACTACAATGGCTAAATTCGCTGGTGGTTCAACATATAACTTTGGATTAGGTGTTTCAGGTCAAACTAATGGTTTTTTCATTCCTGAAATCTATTCAAAGAAAGTACAAATAGCTCTAAGAAAAGCTGCAGTAGCAGAAGCAGTATGTAACACAGATTACATGGGAGAAATCTCATCTTTCGGTGATACTGTTAACATTATCAAAGAGCCTCAAATAGCAGTAGCAGACTACACAAGAGGTCTGGCTGTAACATCAACTGACTTAACTGACCAAGAACTTGTTCTAACTGTAGACCAAGCTAAATCTTTTTCATTTAAGATTGATGACTTAGAGAAGAGATTCTCTCATGTCAACTTCCAAGCTATAGCTGCAGACAATGCTGCTTATGCATTAAGAGATGCTATGGATAGTAATATTCTAGCAGCTATTTCTGCAGGAGCAACTGCAACTACAGGAATGGGAACTACTTCAACTCCAATTGATATTGGATTTGGAAGTGGTGAAGTTGACCCTTTAAATCAAATGGCATTAGCTGCTAAGGAATTAGATGAAGCTAACGCACCTGAAGATGGAAGATGGTTTGTTGCTGCACCTGAATGGTACAATCAACTTTCTAACTCTGCATCTAAACTTTTATCAGTAGATTTTAATGCTGGTCAAGGTTCAATCAGAAATGGTTTGGTAGCATCTGGATTACTTAGAGGTTTTTCAATGTACAAATCAAACAACCTACCAACTAATGACTTATCTGGTGCTACACCTGCTGGTTCAGCAACTGCACCTGAAGCTCTATTCGGTCACATGAGTTCAACTGCTGCTGCGTCAAGCATGAACAAAGTGGAAACTGTTAGAGATACAGGTACTTTCTCAGATATCGTTAGAGGTTTAATGGTATGGGGAAGAAAAGTATTAAGACCAGAAGTAGCTGGTAAAATTATCTACGCAATAGATTAATTTTTAATACACTATTGGGTGGGGGTAGCAATATCCCCATCCTCTTAATTTAGGAGAAGAATTATGTTAAGTAAATATTGGACAAACAAAATTAATCACTACAAAGAACATCATAAAAAAGAAGTTTTTATTGTAGGTATTATAATTATAATCGCATACATTTTATAGGAGAAACAATATGCCAATGAAAAAAGCAATGCCTGGTGGAAAAATAGTAAACAAAGGTAAATACAAACATGGTGGAAAAGTTCACCGAAATAAAAAAGGTCATGGTGGTATGATGACTATTACTATTCAAAAAAGTAAAGATAGTAATAAAAAGAAATAAGAATTAATATGGGTATAATGTCTTCACCTGCTTGGACTCGTAAAGAGGGTAAGAATCCTAAAGGAGGACTGAATGCTAAAGGTAGAGCTTCTTATAATAAAGGTCGAACTAAGACTGGTAAGAAAAGAAACTTAAAAGCACCAAGTAAAGTAGTAGGCAATAAAAGAAGGAAGAGTTTTTGTGCAAGGATGAAAGGAATGAAAAAGAAACTTACATCTAAGAAAACTGCAAGAGACCCTAACTCAAGAATTAATAAATCATTAAGAGCATGGAACTGTTAAATGGCTAAAACTTATCTATCAATGACAAATGAATTACTGGTTGAAATAAATGAACCAGAAGTAACAACAATATCAGGTGCATTAGGTATACAAAAATTTGTAGCTAACTGTGTTAACAGAGCTTATTTTGATATTGTAGATGCAGTTGATGAATGGTCTTGGTTAAAGACTGCAGCACCTCAAGATGACTATTATGGTAATACATATGTAGAAACTGTAGCTGGACAAAGATGGTATCTTATGAAAGCAGGTTCGACTGATGTAGATACAGATTATGATTCAGTTAACTGGGATGATTTTACTTTAACAACAGAAGGTGTTACAGGTAAGACAGCTCCTCATACAATTAATAAATTAGCATTCACAACTTTATCAGCATGGAGAGCTAACTTTGCTCAAGGTGAAGAAGCAAACAAAGCTAATTCACAAACTTATTCAACACCACTAAGAGTATTAAGAAGTTCAGATGGTAGAAGATTTGGATTATCTCCTATACCAGATGATGTATATAGAATATATTTCTTTGCTTATAATAGACCTACTGCATTAACTAATGATACAGATAAAGTTTTATTTCCAGAACAATACAAACCAGTTTTACTAGCAAGAGCTAGATATTATATTTATCAATTTAAAGATAATATAGCACAATCACAATTAGCTTTAGATGAATATAAAAAAGGATTACAAAATATGGCTGACCAATTAAACTCTCCTCAACCAGAGTATATGTCAGATGTTAGATTTACATATTTATATTAAGGAATAAATTATGCCAACTCAAGGAGCTTCAATTACAGTACAAGGTGGCTTGGATTTAATTTCAAGTTCTCATGCTTTATTTAGAACTCCTGGAGCTGCAACTGTTTTAAAAAATTTTGAATCTTCTACTACAGGAGGATATAGAAGAGTAAGTGGTTATGAAAAGTTAGGAACAACAAGTGCTGTGATTCCTTCAGGATTAGCTACTGATACAGTTCATGGTATTACAGGATATGCTGGAGGTATAATTGTTGCTCAAGGTAATAATTTATATTTTAGTACATCAGGAAGTTCATATGTTCAAATTAATAAAGATACTTTTGTAACAGCTACTGGAACAGTCTCAATTAGTTCAGGTTCTCCTACAGTAACAGGAAATAGTACTGTATTTACTTCTGAGTTTATTGTTGGAGATGATATTAAAATAGATGGAAATTTTTATAAAGTATTATCTATTACAAGTGATACTATTTTAACATTAGATACAAATGCTAATACTGCTAGTACACAAAATGGATTAACTTATTTTAAAGGTGGTATAGCTTCAACTGATTTAGCTAGTGCTACTACAATATTAAGAACTAATCAAAGTAATGTTCAGTTTATTAATTTTGAATCTCATGGTGAAAATGGCACAATATATTTTGTAGATGGTCAAAATAAAATAGGTGAATTTTTTATTGATGATAATAATAAATATCATTTTGAAGAAGTACATAGGTCTTCTCCAGAAAAATGTTCCTTAATTGAAAGATATGCTGAAAGAATCGTAGTTTCAGGACAATCAACTAATCCTAGTGTAGTATATTATAGTACTAGATTAAAGCCTTATGATTTTGAAGGTGCTTCTTCAGGTTTTGTAGATGTAGGAGATATAGTAACAGGTATTAAGGTATTTAGAAATAGTTTAATTATATTTTGTAAAAATAGTATATATGAGTTGACAAACCTTGATTCTACACCTATAATCAAATCAGTAACAAAAAATATTGGTTGTATAAGTGGTAATTCAATTCAAGAGATAGGTGGAGATTTAATTTTCTTAGCACCTGATGGATTAAGAACAGTTGCTGGTACAGCTAGAATTGATGATGTTGAATTAAGTTCTATATCTAGAAAAATATTACCTTTAGTTAATAATATTATTAATAATTTTAGTAATTATACTATTTCTAGTATGGTAATAAGAGAACGAAGTCAATATAGATTATTTTATTATCAAAGTGGACAAGCAAGTTCAGGACAAAAAGGAATTATAGGAACATTTAAATATAGTTCTGAAGGTATTCCTGCTTTTGAATGGAGTGAAACAAAAGGTTTATCTGTAAAATTTTGTACCTCTACTATTAATAATGATGGTACAGAAGCTTTATTTCATATTGATGAAACAGGTTATGTATATAAACATGATACTGGTAATAGTTTCGATGGTTCAAATGTTGAAGCAGAGTTTCAAACACCAGACATGGATTATGGTGATAATGGTTTAAGAAAAAGTTTATATAAAATAAAAGCTAATATTGAACCTGAAGGAACACAAAACGATTTACAATTAAGAATTAGATACGATTTTGAAAGTAGTGAAGTTCCTCAACCAGGAAACTTTGCAGTAGGAAATTTAAGTTCTCCTTCATTATTTGGTACAGCAACATTTGGTACAGGAAGATTTGGAGCAACAGCATTACCAAGTAAAAGTGTAACAGTAACAGGAAGTGGTTTTTCTAATAACTTTAAATTTTTTAGTAATGATACAAATTCTCCATACTCAGTAAATGGAATGTTTGTTTCATTCATAGCAGGAGGAAGAAGATAAATTATGGCAGGATATACTAGACAGAGTTCATTAAATAATGGTGATATAATTACAGCAGCATTATTTAATAATGAATATAATCAATTATTAGCTGCTTTTAATGTAGCTTCAGGACATAAGCATGATGGAACAACAGCCGAAGGTCCAGTCATAGGATTAATTGGAGATGCAGGTCTTGCTACTCCTTTAAATAAAATTTTAATTGATACTACTAATGATGAAATAGGTTTTCATATTGATGTATCAGGAACTTCTACAGAACAATTTAAATTATTAGATGGTGCAATTGTACCTATAACAGATAATGATATTGACTTAGGTACAAGTTCTTTAGAGTTTAAAGATGCTTTCTTTGATGGTACAGTTACTTTAGATGGTTTAGTAATTGGTTCAGCTACTTCTATTACAGATGTAGATACAGATTTAACTTCAGTATCAGCAAGTGATGATACATTAGCTAGTGCTAAAGCTATTAAGACTTATGTAGACGCACAAGTAACAGTACAAGATTTAGATTTTTCTGGTGATGCTGGTGGTTCTCAATCAGTTGATTTAGATTCACAATCTTTAACATTAACTGGTGGAACTGGTATTGATACTACAGGTTCTGCACAGACAATGACATTTGCAATTGATTCAACAGTTGCAACATTAACAGATTCACAAACTTTAACTAATAAAGTTTTAGATATAGATAATAATACATTATCAAATGTTGAAGTAGATAATTTAAAATCTGGAGTTTTAGATACAGACTTAACTTCAGTTTCTGGTTCAGACGATACATTAGCTTCTGCTAAAGCAATCAAAACATATGTTGACTCACAAGTAACAGCTCAAGATTTAGATTTTCAAGGAGATACAGGTGGTGCATTAAATATTGATTTAGATTCAGAAACTTTAACACTAGCTGGTGGTACTGGTATTGATTCTGTTGGTGCAGGTAATGGAGTTACTTTTAATATTGATTCTACTGTAACTACATTAACAGGTTCACAAACTCTTACAAATAAAACTTTAACTACTCCAGTAATTTCAACAATATCAAATACTGGAACTATAACTTTACCAACATCTACAGATACATTAGTAGGTAAAGCTACAACAGATACTCTTACAAATAAAACTTTAACATCAGCAGTATTGAATGATACTATTTCAGGTACTTCAATTAAAGATGAAGATAATATGTCTTCTGATTCTGCTAGTCATTTAGCTACACAACAATCTATTAAAGCTTATGTAGATACACAAGTAGCAACAGTTCCAGTTGGAGATATTACTTCAGTTGTAGCAGGTGATGGTTTAACTGGTGGAGGAACATCTGGTGATGTAACTTTAGATATTGATAGTACTGTTGCAACTTTAACAGGTACACAAACTTTAACAAACAAAACTTTAACAAGTCCAGTTTTAGATACAGCTATTAGTGGTACAGCTTTCTTAGATGAAGATAACATGGCATCTGATTCAGCTACTAAGGTTGCATCTCAACAATCTATTAAAGCATATGTTGATTCTCAAATAGCTACAGCAAATGAATTATCAGAATTAACAGATGTTAATATCACTTCTCCTGCAGATGGAGGATTATTATTTTATGACACAACTACCTCTAAATGGATAGATAATGTTGTATCAGGAGATATTACTATTGCTGATACAGGTGTTGCTGCTATTAGTTCAGGAGTAATTGTTAATGCAGATATAAATGCATCAGCAGCTATTGATGCTACTAAAATACATGATGGCTCAGTAGATAATACAGAATTTAGTTACATTAATGGTGTAACTTCTTCAATACAAACTCAATTAGATGCAAAAGCTTCTAATGGATTTAGTATTGCAATGGCAATCGCTTTATAAGAGTGTTGACATATAAACAATAAACTAGTATAATTAGGATAAAACATGGCACAGAACTTTAGAAGATACACAAGCAACGATGTAGGAACATCTGCAGCAACATTATTTACTTCAGACAGTTATGATACTGTTGTTGGTATATCAGTTGCAAACATAACAACATCATCAGTTATAGCATCAGTTTATATCAATGATGGTTCTAACGATATTTATTTAATTAAAGATGCACCTATTCCTGCAGGTTCATCATTGCAAGTATTAGATGGTGGAGCTAAATTTGTAGTTCAATCTGGAGATATTCTTAAAGTAATTTCAGACACAGCTTCATCTTTAGATGTTTGGGTATCAACAGTAGATGCAATTAGCACATAAGGAAATTAAATGCCATTTATAGGAAATCAACCAGCATTAAGTTTTACAAGTTTTGCTAAACAAGACTTCAGTACTAGTTCGACTACAACTTATACACTTGACCATGCTGTTGCTAATGCAAATGAGTTAGCATTATTTATTAATAATGTTAGACAAGAGCCTACAACTGCATATTCAGCAAATTCAAATACATTAACACTAACAGAAGCTACATCATCTTCAGATGACATGTACTGTGTGTATTTAGGTAAAGCTGTTCAAACTGTAACTCCAGCATCTAGTTCAGTTACACTTGATATGCTATCTGCAACAGGAACTAAAGATAGCACAACATTTTTAAGAGGAGATAACACATTTGCTACTCCACCATCAATTACAGTTGCACAACAATTTAGATTAGCAGCAACTCAATCTGGTTCTGGTTCTAGTGGAACAGTTTTAACTAATTGGGAAGAAAACGATACAGACTATCAAGCATTAGGTTCAGCATGGTCGCAATCTTCTGGTATTTTTTCAACAACAAAAACAGGAGTTTATCAAATAAATTGGTCTTTAGTAGTTAGTAACACAGCTTCTAATGATGGATTTAATCCTAATATAAGAATTTCAACAGATAGTGGTTCTAGTTATAATACAAGGTCAATAGGTTATGCTCAAGTTAATTCTACTAGTGGCATTGTAAGAACAACAATATCAAACACATTAATTTTTGATGTAGCAGATACTTCTACTTTTAGATTACAAATGAGAGAAAGTGGAAGTAATTCTATTGCGTCTGACACAAATATACTAGGTGGTTCAGACTCATCAGCAACTCAATTGACAATAGTAAGATTAGGAGACACATAAGATGGCAATATCAAAAATACCAAGTGCAGGTTTTCAAGACAATGTTAAGTTCAGAAACATCATCATCAATGGTGACATGAGCATAGCACAAAGAGGAACTTCACAAGCAAGTATTACTGCCGCTGGATATTATACTATTGATAGATGGAGAACTGATGTTGTTACTGCTGGTACTTGGACACAATCACAATCAACAGAGGTTCCAACTGGTCAAGGTTTTTTTAATTCAACAAAATTTGACTGTACTACTGCTGATGGTTCTTTAGCCGCTGGAGATAGAATATTTTATACTCAAAGAATAGAAGACCAAAATTGTACTTATTTAAAAAAAGGAACTTCATCTGCAGAAAGCACAACTTTGTCATTTTGGGTTAAATCAAATAAAACAGGAACTTATATTTGTGAACTTTTCGATAGTCAAAATTCAAGACACATAAACAAATCTTACACAATTTCATCTGCTGATACTTGGGAAAAGAAAACAATTACTTTTGCTGGAGATACAACTGGTGCTTTTGCTAATGATAATGGTATTGGTTTAATGTTGCAATTTTGGTTAGCCGCTGGAAGCACTTATACATCTGGAACTTTACAAACATCTTGGGGTTCATCAGTAAATGCAAACAGAGCAGTAGGTCAAGTCAACCTTGCAGATAGCACATCAAACGAATGGTACATTACAGGTGTACAATTAGAAGCTGGAGAAGTAGCATCTGATTTTGAGTTCTTGCCACATGATGTGAATTTACAGAGATGTTTAAGATACTTTGAAAATTATAAAGGAGCAAATTCTCATGGTGGTTTCTATGCTGGTACAACATATTTAGGTCATGTATTTTACAAAGTTAGAAAAAGAACAAGACCAACATTATCAAATTGGACTGGTGCAAGTGGTTTAACTTTAACTAATAGTAGTGGTGGTGATGGTGGTGGAACAGATTCTTTTTTCTTTTCAGGTCAATCAGCAGGTGTTTATTTAACTGCTGGAGATATAGATTCGGAGTTATAATTATGAATAAAGAAAATATTACAAGTGCTGAATATATTTATGACATACATGGTCATAAAGGAATGATTAAAGTTATTACAAATGACAATGAATACTGGATTCCTAATGAGTGTCCAGAAAATAGAGATTACCAAACAATTCAAGAGTGGATAGCAGATGGTGGAACAGTAATAGATAATGGGGGTGGAGAGTAATGGCTTATCTTGGCAGAGGATTAGATAAAATATCAAACATAGAGGTACTAGATAATATTACCTTTGATGGTTCTAGTTCTTATTCTATTACAAAAGGTTCAGTAGCATTTACACCAAACTCTGCTCAATCATGCTTGATTAGTATTGATGGTGTGGTTCAAGCTACTAACTTCTCAGTAAATTCTTCAACAATAGATTTTGGAGTTGCTATACCAAGCACATCTACTTGTAATTTCTTTTTACATTATGGAACAGGAGTTATGACAGTACCTAGTGATGGCTCTGTGACTACTGCTAAACTTGGAGATGGTGCTGTAACAAGTGCTAAATTAAGTTCTGGTAAAGTTTTGCAAGTTGTTCAAGGAACAACTGAAACTGAAGTTACAGTTACTGGCATAACATTTACTGATACAACTTTAACTGCAAGTATCACACCTATTTCAACAAGTTCAAAAATACTTATTTTAACTTCACAGAGTTACTATGTAAGGAGAGCATCTTCTGCGTATGCTTTATGTGGAGCTAGACTATTAAGAGGAACGACTACTATTTGGAATCCAAATCCAGAAGATTCTTCTGGTAGTTATGGTCATGGTATTCACTTATTAGGTACAAGTACAACTACTAGTGCTTATGGTACTATAGATTTTAATTATTTAGATAGTCCATCAACTACAAGTGCAACAACATATAAAACTCAAATAAGAGGATACACAAGCACAGGAATTGTATCAGTACAAGAAAACACATCTTTTAATCCTGGTGCAAGTTCAATAATATTAATGGAGATAAGTGGATAATGATTATAGACGCAATATTAAAAATAAATCCTAATGCACAATGTTCTATAACAGGTAGCGATATTGATACTTGCGAAATAACTTGGCATGATGGCACAACACCTATTTCTAAAGCAGACATTGAAGCTATGATACCAGTTGTTGAACAAGAATTAAAAGACGCTGAACAAACAGCAATAGATAAGAAAGCATCTGGCAAACAAAAACTAAAAGACTTGGGATTAGATGATGACGAAATCCAAGCTTTGATTGGGGTATGATAATGGATAAAAGTAATCAAAGAAATTCTGTTGTTTGTGAAACAAACA